CGAATTTTATCAGCAACAGCGGGGTTTGTCAAAAATATGTGCCAAACATCAAGAGTAACAGAAAGTGAAGTGCCAACATCTACGGTACGGCTATCAATCAAAACAGGTCGTCCAAGAAAATCCTTAAGCTCAGAGTCTGGATGCCCACCATAATCCATGGTGACATCACGTCCAGGCTTAACAGTCATTGTATGATCTGGTTGATTGTCCATAAATGTAGTAGTCTGCTCTTTCTGCCTCTCATTCGGTGTTCCGGTTGATTGTTCCATCGATTGAGGGTAAAAAATAAGGGGCTCCTTCATGAAGGTGTCCCCGAATGAGGGAAACTCCCGCGGAGATTCACGAAACCCTTCGGCGGGGGCTCCGTAAGAAAAAACCTCAGGAGAGTCATAAGAAGTAGAACTATCAATGGAGTACGCATCCTCCTCGGCTGTCTGTAAGGTACCAATTGCGTCTGCTCCGAGGATGAGATCAATCGGTGGTACACTAGCTTTTGGCGGACTTGAGACCAAATTTGCCCTACGTCTCTGACGAGCGCGTTGTCTGTCACGAGCTCGTTGAAGACGCTGGCTCAATTCTTCAGGAACTGAGCCAACATCTATTTCCACTGTTTCGGTGTGGGACCGATCCGAATTTTCTTCCACGGGGGCGGATAACACCCCGCGACTATTATCTTGTTTGGAAACCAAAAAATTCCATGAGCTAATCAGTGGCCAGCTAACAACTCATGTGGTCTATAGCGGGCTGGTCAAGCCACACAAAAACCAATTTGCAAATTAAAAGCCAATAGAAAATCTAATCTCTACACAACTTGAGCAAATGATCGAACCATTCGAGATAAAAATTTTCAGATAAATATTCTTCCAATCCTTCCGAAAGAATCATCAATTTTTCCCAATATTCATCGTGAACTCTTTTCCCATGCAATAATACACTCATTTTTGCAGCTTCCAAAATTTCCGCCATTTGCTGTTCAGCAGATATAGTTTTGGAAGCAGTCCAACATAACATCATCTTATGCACAGAATCTAAGTTCAACGGACCAACCCATTTGCCAACGGCTGGTTCCCATCTAAAAGTGCGTTTCAATATTTCAACATCCTCAAGAGATATGTAGGGTACACTCTCGGCTTCCTTATCAGCCATCGTGTACTTCATACCCAATGTCGCGAAATATTCCGCAATCTTAGTATGGTTGAACAAAGGACAATTCTCAGACACACTAGCAACGTTATCATCACCATAAGTTAGTAAACTCACTTCGTCACGGAAATCTTTA